TATGGTGAGACATGATGATGGCGTCGACTGCATAACCGCTGGGATCATTGAGATCCGGGCACGAGTGGACAAGGCCGTAACCCCAATGGGTCTAGTTGTCCGTAAGGCATCGTACCGTGGATGAATGTTATGCTGGACTTACCGTGCCAGGGTGCTGCTTTACAAATGGCGTGATGCCATCCAGATTGAATAGGCGTGACGCCATAAACGACGGGACTACTCGCGATGAGTATGCCGGATTACAACACGAGCGCTTCGCTCGGCATGACACTGAACGAGCCTGGTCCTCCTCTTGCTGACGTACGCGCTCAGCGCGGTCAGGCACCCGCTGGCCAGTCGGTCTATAAGGCCCCGTCAATTGATTATCAGGATCTGCTTAAGGTTCTCAAGAAGGCCACCCGTGAATTGTTCCAGGCGCGGACTGGATACGAGCGGGCGGCTGAGTACTACAACGGCCTTAGTCCTGAGGTCTTCTCCGATCCCCGGCTGCGTCGTCTCCTTGGTCTGCAGGAAGATGTTTACAATCTGAACTACGCTGCCATTCCCGTGAATTGCATGGCTCAGCGTCTGTCCATCACCGCGATTACCGTTCCCGGCAATGCCGTTGCGACCAAAGCACTCCAGGATCTGTGGACCGCCAATAAGATGGCGCAGGAAGCCAATGCGTTCATAACCGACGTGCTGAAATATGGTGACTCGTATTATCAGGTGTGGCCGGTTGACGGGCCGAATGGTCGCGTCGTCAAGATGATTCCGCAGAATCCGATGACGACTCGCGTCATGTACGACCCCGAGGATTCGCGCACTCCGATATACGCGCTGAAGTCCTGGGACGAGCCCGGCGATAACCCGCGACATCCTGATAAGCGCGCCGACCTTTACTTCCCTACCTTCGTCGCCAAGTTCATTAGCACCAACAACGGGAAGCACTGGGATCAACTGCCTGAGGCCGATGGTAGCTGGCCGATGGATAACCCTTTTGGCGTCGTGCCGTTCTTCCATTTCCGGGCGGGAGCTGCATTCCCGTACGGCCAGCCTGAGCACGCGGCTGCTTATGGCACACAGGACGCACTGGTGAAAATTGCGCAGACCGCGATGGGCGTCCTTGAATATGTGGGCTATCCCGCTAGGTACGCCCTTCTTGCCGAAAGTGATGCTTCTGGTTCTGCTGAATTCTCCGACCTTGATACCGATGCGCCTGACTCATTCCTGACCGACACTGATGGCCGGACGTCTGGCCTGCGGCAGGGACCTGGGGAACTCTGGACAATGCGTGCTCAGTCGGTCGGGCAGTTCACAGCGGCACCACTCGAAGGCTACATCGCGATGTGGAACCAGGCGGTCGGTGCAATGTCGGCAGTCACCGCAACGCCTCTTAGGTTCTTCACCGACTACGGAGGCGAGCAGCATCCTAGTGGAGATGCCCTGCGCAGCGCTGATCGTCCGCTGCACGAGAAGATAAAGACGAGGATGCTGACGCTCACGGCGGCCTACCAGGACAAGCTCTCCTTTGCTCTCAGCCTCTCGGGCATCACCATTCCGCCGGATGGCATATCCATTCAGTGGCGCAGTCTGGATCTCGCGGACGACAAAGACGCCATGAACAACGCTGAGGTCAAGTTGCGTTGTGGCGTCCCGATCTATCAGGTGTACCTGGATCTCGGCTACTCGCCGGCTGAGGTCGATGCCTGGGACCTGCCGCCAGAAGCAAAGCACGCCACGCCTCCGCAGCTCTGGGCATCTTCGGCAGCCGCTGTGGTTCTGGCCGGCGGGGAGAACACGACCGTGGCCGGGATCAAGCCGCCACCTGCCCCACCTGGGGCACCTCCAGTCAAACCAGGAATGCCAGCGCCGGGTTCACCGGAAGCTGCCGACATGATGAAGGAAGGCGGCAACAGTGGCTGACACATCACAAGGCCCAGCCGAGACGTACGCTGATCCCGGCTACCAGGCCGACAACATGAAGCGCTATCCATTGACGCTGAATGGCGTGCCTAACCGGAAGCGCATTATGGCGGCGTACGCGTATATCAATATCCCGGCCAACGATACGCCTTATACCGCCGCGCAGATCGCGTCAATGAAGTCTCGTATTATGGCGGCTGGACGTAAAATGGGAATAACGTACGACGCCGATAGTAAGTGAAAGGAAATCGTTATGGTAAGTGACAGGCATGACGACGAGGATGAGTAATCCTCCGATGGGCAACCCACCAGTCGATCCGGTGGTAGTCCGGGCAGTGCCGACGCAGGTCCCGGAGGAGCCGGAACCTGAGGACAAAGAAGAAGACACGGAATAGCACAGCGTGATGCTGTGCGGAAAGAGTCGTGATGACCACTCCACTAGAACCAGTAGATCCGCCGGAAGATCCTCCCGAGAATCCCGATCCAGTCTTGACCGGACCTGTTACTCAGGCCGACCTCGACGCCGTTAAGCTCGCTCTTACGAATGAGCGCCGCAACTCGAAGGCCGCGACCAAGCGGGAACGCGAACTCACGGCAAAGCTGGCTGAGCTTGAGGCCAGTTCGATGTCTGACAATGACCGGGCTTGGCAAGACAAGATCAGCGCTGTCCAGACTGCGGCTGATGCCAGGATTAAGCAGATCGCGGCACGAGGTGCACTCCAGTCCGCTGGCCTCCAGGGAAAACCGGATCGTCTGGTCGGCCTGCTCGATCTTACCGACGTGACCGTCGATGACGACGGAAACCCTCAGGGATTGGACGACCAGGTCAAGTCGCTCCAGGAGGAGTTTCCCGGCCTGTTCCTGCACGGTGACCAGGCTCCTCCACCGGTCGGGACGGTCAACACCGGTAACCGGACGGTCGTTAAGCAGCCGAAGAGCTACATCGAGATGATGAACGAACAGTTGGGCATCGGTTCGGTTTGACAGACCGGTCCTGACCTGGTAGGTTGACAGTACGGTGCTGGTCATATCAGTCAGCGGCCTGAAAATGGTCATTTCTTGACCCGACCAGCACCGGTTATCTTCCCTCGCACCGTCATATCAAGATGCGGCCTGAAAGATAGGCCATCGTTGTCCACGACGATGCGGGGGATTTTCTATGTCTTAATTTCGTGTGTGTTATTCTGTAATTGCAGGCTGAGTAAAAGACTCGCCGCATGGGAAATGCGTGATGCGGACCCACTCTTAGTTTACACACTTAGGTGGTGTCCCGCTTATGGCGGTTAGAAGCGAATCTCTCTGGATACCGATCGAGATGGACTCTGGCGTTATCGCCAAGGTCGCACTTGATTCGGCTATCGAATTCGTGGGCCGCAGGGTACCCATGGGAAGTAACGCCCGGTCGGTTCCCCGTGACGGCGGCGTGGCTTCTGTCCTCGCTAATCCCGGTGACACCTACGTCGGTGACGGTTCTGTTGATGACATCGTCACGCTTCACACTTTCAAGTTCACTGGTGCGGCTGAGCTGACGTCGGAAGACCTGCACGACTCTCCTCAGAACATCGTAGAAGTTCGCGCCGCTGGCTGGCTCCGGTCCAACAACATCAAAATGGATAATTCGGTCTTTGGTGTTACCGCTACTCAGTCCAATACCGTGACCAACAACGCTCCGTACACCAGTCTGTACAACTGCCTGAAGTCGCAGAACGACACGGATGCCGGTTACACGGCGGGCCAGAACTATCTGTCCGCTGCGGCTCTTGCCGGTTCTGGCGGGTACAGTCAGCTACTCAGTCTCTTCGAGATCTACGAGACGAGCGACTACTTCGACCCCGACCGTTCTGTCGTCCTAGCCGACCCGGCTCTGAAGTCGCAGCTTCGCGGGATCGTGGACTCCATTGGACGCCCGATCTTCGAAGATTCGGCGCACGCTTCCATTGACGGCTACGTCGATGAGGCGTCCAGCAAGGAAACTCCGAACCTGTTCGGCGTTCCGATGCTCTTCACGAAGGGCATGCGCACTTCTCAGGGCGCTTCGCAGGCTCCGACTGGTAATCCGCTTATCGCGGTCGGCAACAGGGATCACCTTATCTGGGGTATCTCGACTGAGACTCCTACCCCGCAGTCTCGCGCCGTCGTCCAGCCAAACGCCGACCTGACGCTGCTCATGTACCGCGTCCGGCGCGGCTTCTCCGTTGGTTACCCGCAGGCATGGTCGATTCTCGAATTGACCTCCCTCGCGGGGACTGGCTGAGCTTAACGTTCCGGGCTGATCTTTTGCCATGGGATCAGCCCGGAATCCCTCTTAAGCTCTAAGGAGAGCCACATGCAGGACGCAAGCAAGGGCGGGTTCACCGCCAAGGTAGCCAAGTACGACGGTGATACCGTCCGTTTCCTGGCGCGAAAGGCGGGCATCGACGTCAATGAGGTCGGTGACGCA